TGTACATCGACCGGATGGATCGACCCTGGACTTTGCGAACCTGACGCCGAGTCAACATGCGAGGTGAATCTGTGGGCACCTAATTGGCGTCTGATCACTCCTTTGGCCCGGGACGACTTTGCGCCTCTTCGAATCATGTCGTTCGACATTGAGTGTTACTCTAGTACTGGAGCGTTTCCGGACCCCAAGAACCCTCGAGACATCGTGTTTCAGATTGGCATGACGACAAAGGAGTTTGGAAAAGAGGGCTTTTTGGACCGCAAGTGTTTGTGTCTCAAACAGACGGCTGGTGCTGACGTGGAGAGTTTCGAGACCGAAAAGGAGCTTTTGGTCGCCTTCCAAAAGTATATGATCAAAATCGATCCTGACATCATCACGGGGTGGAACATCTTTGGGTTCGACTTGGAGTTTCTCATCATCCGCGCGACGATTCACTGCGGTCTGAGCCCCGTGTGGGGCCGTATCCGTGGGGAGGTGGCGGCGCTCGTAGAGAAGAATCTTAGTTCGAGCGCCCTCGGAAACAACGAGCTCAAGATGGTGCCTATGAAAGGCCGGTACGTTTTCGATTTGTTTCAGGATGTGAAGCGTGAGCACAAGCTGGAGAGCTACTCTTTGAATAATGTCTCGAAGCACTTTCTGAATGATCAAAAGAATGATATGCCGGTCAAAGAGATTTTCAGACGGTACAGGGATGGGGACGCGGCTGAGCTCGGTGAGGTGGCCGAGTACTGTATCAAGGATACAGAGCTGCCACATGCGCTCATGGAGAAGCTGTGCCAGATTCAGAACCAGGTGGAGATGGCCAAGGCGTGTTGGGTGCCCTTGGCGTTTCTGAGTGAGCGCGGTCAGCAAATCAAGGTGTTTTCACAGATGGCCAAGAAGGCCCGGGAGCTCAATTTCGTCATTCCGACGTTCCGTCGCCCGAACGGTCCCACAGACGATCAGTATCAGGGTGCGACAGTTCTAGAGGCGCAGACGGGTGCATATTATGGACCAATCACGGCTCTGGATTTCGCGAGTCTGTACCCGAGCATCATGTGCGCCGAAAACCTGTGTTACTCGACGCTGGTCATGAATTCCCGGTACGACAACTTGCCAGGCGTCACGTACGAGCAGTTCGGGCCGCACAGGTTCGCCCAAGGCGTGGATTCCCTGCTCCCAGTCATCTTGACGGACCTCAAGGCGTTTCGCAAAAAGGCCAAGAGACTCATGGCTGCGGCGGAAGGGACGCCGATGGAGGCGGTTTACAACGGTCAGCAATTGGCCTACAAGATCAGTATGAACAGCATCTACGGATTTACGGGCGCATCGAAGGGCATGCTTCCGTGCGTCGCCATCGCGAGTACCGTCACGATGCGAGGACGACAAATGATCGAGGAGACGAAGAATTACGTCGAGAAGCACTTTCCGGGTGCAAAGGTTCGGTACGGGGACTCTGTAATGCCAGAGACTCCCGTATTGATCCGACGGGATGATGTGGTATCGGTTCAGAAGATCGAAAATCTCGCAGACACATGGATCGACTATCCAGGCTTCCTCAAGGATGGTACAGACAAAGAGCAGTGTGATGTTATGGGTCTAGAAGCTTGGACACACCTCGGATGGCAACCGATCAAGCGCGTCATCCGACACAAGTGCCAAAAGAAGATCTGGCGCGTCCTGACCCACACGGGACTGGTGGATGTTACAGAGGATCATTCACTCTTGAGCCCATCGTGCAAGTTGCTCAAACCCATGGAGATCGTCGAAGGTCAAGAGCTCTTTCATAGTTTTCCAGATGCGACAGGTGGTACCGGATTTTCCAATGACATGCTGTTCGTACTCGGCGTGTTTGTCGGTGACGGTTCATGTGGGAACTATCAATGTCCTTCCGGTTCAAAGGCGACGTGGGCAATCAATAATCAGAACCTTGACCTGCTCAATAATTGTAAAGAGATCCTTGAGGTGCTCTACCCAGACTACAAGTTCGTCATAATGGATACCCTTGAGAGCTCTGGCGTCTATAAACTTTCGCCGCGTGGTGATGTGGTCAAACTCGTCAAGACTTGGCGAACGCTGTGCTATGATGGACGGGCAAAAAAGGTCCCACTCGAGGCTATGGGGCGTGAATCCTTCTTTCAAGGTTTGTGGGCCAGCGACGGATGCCGGCGCGACAACAAGGTCGGTGGTTGCCTTCGAATTGATACAAAGAATCAGGTCACAGCCCAGTGGTACTATATGTTTTTGAAATCATTGGGATACAAAGTCTCGTTGAATACACGCCAGGACAAAACCAGTGTGTTCCGGCTCACGTTCACCAAGTCATCTTTCCGCAAGAATCCCGTCGCCGTCAAGAAACTAGGGATCTTACACGAGTCGTGGGACGGCTACGTTTACGACCTCGAGACCGAGGCTGGTACTTTTCAGGCCGGAGTCGGCCAGATTGTTGTGAAAAACACGGACTCTGTTATGGTCGAGTTTGACGTCCAGGGACGCAAGGGCCAAGAGGCGATCGACTACTCGTGGGAGCAGGGTGAACAGGCCGCAGAGCAATGCACGAAGCTGTTCAAGGCTCCAAACGACCTCGAGCTCGAGAAGGTTTATTGCCCGTACTTTTTGTACTCGAAGAAGCGTTACGCCGCCAAGATGTACGAAAAGGGGCGTGATGGGACGGTCGCCTTCAAAAAGATTGATATCAAGGGTCTGCAGGTTGTCAGACGTGACAGCTGTCCCTTTGTTAGGGAAACCCTAAAAAAGCTTCTGGAGATGGTGCTCGAGTCGAGTGACCCGAACCCGGTCATCACGACGGCACGGGAGGCGGCCAAGGACTTGATTCAGGGTAATGTGCCGATCGAGAAGCTGCTGATGAGTAAGCAATTGGCGTCCGAGTACAAGGTTCCGATGCCTCACGTGACGGTCCGCGACAAGATAAGAGCACGGGCACCGGGTTCCGAGCCTCAACAAGGTGATCGCGTCTCTTTTGTGATTGTCAAGGGAGAAGGGAGAATGTATGAAAAGGCTGAGGATCCTGCGTGGGTTCGTGAGAAGAATGTACCACTAGATTTTCAGTACTATTTTACGAACCAATTCAAAAAGCCGGTACAAGATCTTCTCGAACCTCTCGTCAGTGCCGACTTGATTTTTGATCGAAAATTTATGGTCAAGACCGAGAGTACAACAGAAGTGGAGGCGCGCAAGGCGTTCCTGTCCATGTTTTCCAAGAAGGTGGCATAAACAATTCGCTCCCAAAATTAGTAAGTACATGGAGCAACAGATCCTTCAACTCATTGAAGAGGAGGTTTCTCGCCGGGTCGGACTTCAAATATCCGAGACCCTCAAGGTGATTTCAAAAGCCTATGATTTACCTATTGAACAGTTGGTCAAGGACACGGCCGGTATCGAATGTTCTTTCTGCAAGGGAATTCTAAAGAACAAAAAGAGGTGTCTAAAAGTTCCCAAAGAGAACGGCTACTGTGGGTTTCATCAATCCCAAGTTCCCCCACCTCCTGCTAAACTCGTAGAGAGGGTCAAAGCTCCATGGGAGACTTAGAGATTTTAGACTCAAAAATGTCAATGAGTAAGTCGGATCTTCTTCTGACCAGCCTCTCCAAATTTTTTGATGTACCAGAGAATCGTGAAAAGCTTCACGATATTCTGGGGCACCGCAAGGGAATCTCCCTCCGCAAACTCGAGTGGTTCGTGACCAACTATGCCAAGAACAATCACGTGACGTACACCACGCCCACGGGGAAGATGTTCACGGTCCACGTAGCCTACAAGTCCAGTCTGGACGGATACAGCAAGAAGCTGTTTGACCCATTTTGTCGTACGGAGCGCGTCGAGTTCCAGGGGTTCACGACGACGTGCGCCCAACTGAACTTTCTCCGGTGGTGCGTACAGAATGGCATCATTGAATACCTCGAGAAGGTTCCTATTAAACATAGGGAAGACGAGCAAAGCCGTTCTGAAACTCCAGAAGAGTGTAGCCGTAGTAAAACATATACAAATTATACCCCTGAGAAATCTGCGTTGCATAGCTCGGGTTGAACACGAGCGTCAGAGTCGTCGTCTGTGAATTGAGCTTTGAAAAATTGAGGTACCCACCCTGATTGTACTCCTTGGGGGTGAGCCCAAATGAATAACTATAAATACTTTTTGAAGGAATTGAAAGTCCGTGTTCCATAGGTTGTTTGAACGTGTAATACAACGACCCCTGGAACGTGCTCAGAATATCAACGTTGTTAAGTGTAATTTTAGCAGTATCAATAACGTCTATGTAGTTGGAGACGCCCGAAGGGAAGTTCAAATGAATTCCAGTCTTGATATATTGCGTCGTGTAGCCATAATTGTAGCGCGAGTCTGAATAAAGACCTGAAGAAACGTCTTCGTAATTTTTGTTCCTAAAGAACCATGCGAGGGTCTGGACGGGAAAGGAAGCTGTAAGCTGGAGTTGAGGGTTACCAGCCGAAAACGTCAGGGTCGACTCCTTTTTGACGCGGTTCACGATGTACTTGAGTGGCGTGTTGGTGTAGTACAGCTTTTCTGCATTTTCAAGCAAAATTTCCTCAGTCACGAGCTTGGGTAGCACCAAGTCGGTGGTGTGGGGTGCGGCCACGTTGCACCACCACGTGTTGGGTTGGAAGGTGAAGCGCACGTACAGACGCTGGTTCCACATTGCGCAAAGGGGGAAGTAAGGGCGGCGGAGGCGCTCGTCGTCCTGGTCGTTGTGACTCTTGCGGCGGCAGAAGAAGAACTCGAGAGGGATGATGTAATCTGTCTGAACCTGGGAGTTGATATTCGATCCTCCGACCGCTTGGAACATTCCCGTTTGCTCGTCCGCGTCAAGGAACATCTGGTCGCGAATGATGTACCAGTCGTCGTAGAGCGTCTCGATGACCGTCTCATTCACGAGGAGATCCACTTGCTTTATCAGGGCGCGACCAAGCTGGGACGAGTACTGTGAGCCGGTGGGGAGGGCAGGCATCGTCACCTTCAGGTACATGTTCGACAAGAGATGCCCGAGCTCAGTAGGCAAAAGCTCGAGCTGAATCGTCTGGTTCTGGTACGAAGGGTTGGGAGGGGGGAAAGGAATGACGCGCTGGTACATGACCGAGTTGGTGTGTCTCTTGAAATCAGGGTTCCACTGAGACTTTGTGAAATCCTCGAGGAGGAGATGATCCTCTTGTGGGCCGATGGCGTGAAGAGCCGTCACAGAACCTGCACTGAAGCCCCTCCCCGTCACGTCACTCAATGGCCCAGTCTCCATATTTTCATATTTAAATCCAGTATTGAGATCCCGAAGCGGTACCGTTGTTGTTCCACCTCTCACACTTTGATTAATTTCAATCTGAAATTTCTGAAGTCCTGCTGCCATGCTCTTGTCGAAATTCGTGAAATTGGCGGGGACGAAGGTGCTCAAGAATCCCGGTTCTTTGACGGTGCCAGATGTGTAGACCTTTCTGGATGTATTCTCTGGGATGCTACCGTCAATAGGAGCCAATATAGCGAACATCTCACGGGTGGGCACGAGGGTACCCGCGACCCAATTCTGATAAGTCACATCGGTGTATGAAACGACACGGCATGGACCCTTGAACCCTTTCAGATCTTCCACCGTCCACCCGACTCCAAAACCCGCGGGGGGATCGGCATCGAATATGTACTTTGTGACGTGCTGAACAACGTCATAATACCCTGATATGGTTCCTTTGCGCTTCAAAGACGTGTAATCAATCTGGCCAGGTGGATAAAGAGTCGCACCCGTGACGGTCTGATATGGAGATACTGCCTGTTCCGTATCTGATTGAATGTTAAATGACCAGATATAAGACTCTGACGTGGTGGCTGATATTTTGACTACCCGGGATTCCATTGTCATGTTCGTCTCCACTGGAAGAGTCACTTTAAGTTGGCCAGAAAGTCCCGTAACACCAGTGGCGACCCAATCGTCGCTCAGGGTCGCTCTATTTAAATTATTAGTGGTCACGTAAAACGTCACATAGTTATTGCCCGTCAATAAATAGAAACCGTTAATTTCAATTGGGTTTAAGACTACATTCACGCCTTGAATGGTGCCGGAGGCGGTGACGGTGGTTGGCGGTACGGGGGGAGGGACGACGAGTCCAGGGATTTCCTTCTCGAAGAAGTTCACAATGTCTTTTTGAATTTTGCGTTCAAAATTGAGGACATTCTCAAAAGCCTGGGGGACCTTGTTTTTGAAAAAGTCGAGCACAGGCGCCTGTGCTTTACGCTCAAGGTCAAGCACCTGCTTGGCCATATCTAAATTTCACTGAGGTTATTTTTCCACAACTGCACCACACTCGTAGCCTTGAGCTTGGCGTGTTCCTCTCGCTTGGCTGTGCATAGTGCCTCGAGTTTCGCCACCTCCTCCTTTGTGTACTGGTACGTCTTGATGTCCATGAGCTTGGGCCACAGAGCCTCGTCGTACTTTTCCCGCCGAAGTTGGGCATGGATCTGCTCAAGAGGCGTGTTGAACACATGCAGCTTTGGAGTCACCGCCACGTCCCGAATGAATCGGGACTTTTCCGAGAGCCAATTCATCTCGGTCTCAATCTGCTTGAGTTGCCACGCTTTGCGCTTCTTGTACACGCCCAACCGCACCTCCAGATAATCCACGAGGATCTCCTCAGGGCTGTTGTACTTTTTGACCGCTCCGTTAGGGCCAATAAGGTGCATATTCGATGTGTGAATGGTCTTGGTCATCCCGAGCTCCCGGGCGACGTCTTGTAGACCGTCGCCCCCCCAGATGCGAAAGTCGGGCGCCGTCTCCGTCGAGTGATTCTCGAACTTCTGAATGGTGCCCTTTTCAAGCAGTGCATCTAGGTGCTCCTTGAAATCCTGGATCCACACACCTGGTGGCAGCTCCGTCACGTGAAGCTGCGTACCCTCCTTCGCCACCACACCTTCGAGGACCCACGTGTGATCCTTCGTTTTCGCCACCTTGCCCTTGAACCCCTTGAAGTGAGGGACCATCGGGACCATAGCCACCTGATTGAGTGCACACTGAATGTTGTGCTTTACAATCTCAATGTCGTACGGCGGTACATAGCAGCTGAATCCGGTACCGATACCCTCTGCGCCGTTCACCAAAATCATGGGCACAATCGGGGCGTAAAACTCTGGCTCCACCTGCTGCCCGTCATCCATCACATATTTCAGCACAGAATTGTCGGCCGGGTCGAAGATCTTGCGCGTCTGCGGACTTAGCCGAGTGAAGATGTAACGGGAGCTAGCCGCATCCTTGCCACCTGCTAGGCGCGTTCCAAACTGCCCAGAGGGCTCGAGGAGGTTCAGGTTGTTGGCGCCCACGAAATTTTGAGCCAAATTCACAATCGTACCCTGCAGACTCGCCTCGCCGTGATGGTACGCCGTCTGCTCAGCGATGTATCCAGCCAGCTGCGCCACCTTCATGTCTGTAGTCAGGTTCTTCTTGAGACAGGCGTAGATCACCTTGCGCTGACTCGGCTTGAGGCCATCAACCACATGGGGAATCGAGCGCTTGATGTCCTCGGCGCTAAAGTTGGCCAAGTCACGGTGCACAAAGTCCGTAACGGGCAGGGCCTTGATGTGCCCATAGGGGATTCCCGCGGGAGGGGCCGCCATGTGATTCGTCAGCCATCCCTTGCGGTCGTCAGCCTGGGCTTTGGAGAAGGCCAGGGTCATGGATTCGTTCATGTGCGGGTCCGCGCCGAAAGCCACGGTCAATTGCTCAATCTTCTGGAAGTACTCTTTGGCTTCGGCCGACGTGGAGGTGCCTAGACCCTTGTAGTACTTGACGTTTCCGGAGGAAACTACCCGCCCAGCTTCCTGCGCCACCCGAAACTCCTCCTCCGTAAAGTACCAGACGCGCCCCGCCTTGATGACTGGCGTCACCATGGACACGACAAACCCGAGTTCAATGAGCTTCGGCCAATACACGTGAAACATATTGAGCACCAGACCCTTGATATGAGATCCGTCCAGATCCGCGTCGGTCATGATCATCAGACGGCCGTACCGCAATTCTCTCACTGAATTATAGACCTTGCCATGTTGGAGCCCGAGGATCTTTTTCAGGTTGGAAAATTCTTCATTATCTGTCACCTGCTTTACCGTGGCGTCCCTCACATTCCGCGGCTTTCCCCGGAGTGGAAACACGCCGAACGCGTTGCGGCCTACAACGCTCAGACCAGCAATGGCAAGGGCTTTCGCCGAGTCACCCTCGGTGATAATAAGCGTACAGTCGTGGGACTTGTGAGTGCCGGCCCAGTTGGCGTCGTCAAGCTTGGGGATGCCCGTGATGCGCGACTTTTTGGACCCATCTGTCTTCTTGAGCTCTTTGTCAACCTTTGCGAGGCCGAGAGTGAGAAGATCATCCAGGACTCCCGTAGCCAAGACGTCCTTGACGAATTTTGGTTTCAAATCAATGGCATCCGTAATTTTTGAAGTACATTCCGCCTTGGTCTGGCTTGAGAAGGTGGGGTTGACCACGACGGCACGTACAAACACAAAGAGCGCCGCCTTGATCTGGGTCGATTTCACAGTCACGCGCTTGTCGGCCGCGATCGCATCGCACAGAGCCTTGGTCACCTTGTCCACATGGCTTCCACCCTTGGTCGTGGCAATTCCATTCACAAACGAAACTTGCTGAAACGCTCCCGAAGTGGAGTGAGCCACCACAATCTCCCAGTTGTCGATGGCCATCTTGACTATGGCCCCCGTACCTACGTGGGCCTGAGCATACTCACTGAGGTTCTCAACCTTGAGCAATTTAGTATTGAAATAGACCTTGGCCTTTGAGCACCACATGGCCGTGTCCCATGTGCGTTTCTCCACGAGCTTTGCAAAGTCACCCGGACCACCAAAGCGCTTCCAGTCGGGTAAAAAGGTGACCGACACTGAAGGGACCAGCTTTTCGTCCGTGACGACTGGTGGGCTCACCTTGCTCATGTTTGCGGTCCAAGTCTGCTCATAGACCTTCTTACCGTCACTAATTTTGATCTTAAATAGGGAGCTGAAAACGTTGGCCAACTTGGCGCCATAACCGTTACGGCCGCCTGTGACGCGTTGCTCCTCGTCATTGTAATTGGAGCTCGTCAAAAGGTGCCCAAAGATAAGCTCGGGAATCCAGAGAGGTTTTCCATCGGCACCTTTTTCAGTGGCGTGTTTCTTGATGGGGATTCCTGAACCGGCGTTATATACAGTGATCGCGTTATCTGTGCCCAGGTGAACCTCGATACACGTCACCTTTTTGGGGTGGAGCGAGTGCTGATCGATGGCGTTGACCAGAACCTCGTCGAAGATTTTCACCAAGCCAGGTGAAACAGAAAGCTCAGAAATCTTGAAACGCTCCCCATCTCGAATCCAATAGGAGGCAGATTCGGGAGGGAGGGATCCCACGTAAGTGTCGGGTCGTTTGAGAATATGCTCAACGTGTGTGAGCCGTTCATAGCTCATGTTAACTTGATAGGGCTTGTTGCCTTTAGGTCACTGTGTGGCACAAGACCCTAATTTTTTCGGGTCGCGATGAGGTACCACGTCACGGCGGCTGCGATCACAGTCCACCCGACCAGGTGATCCACATTATCCATGAGCTGAATTTGCTCATCAGCCATCTTATGGAATTCATCCTTGTAACCCTTGGGCTTGAATGGCAGCCAGAACATCCGTCCGAAAGGCACGATCGTTGGATCGAGCTTGTCACGACACGCGTAAGCGTAATCGTACCACGCAAGAGCTATGTACGGGAACCAAAGCAGGAACGCGAGGACCCAGAGATTCTTGTGTGGGGCGAACCAATAACCCGCTGCAAGAAGCAATGAAAAAACAACACATTTTACATTAAAAGAAAATGGCCGACCTGGAAAGATACCACCAGCCATTTCTTAATTCTATTTACGATTTAAAATTAGAAATAAAATTACAAATAGGAGGAAAACAATAAGTGCAATTTTGAAATCAAATTGAGGGGGTGCGACAGAGGGCGCCCCGGTGACTATGTTAGCCAGTGCATCCTCATATGAAAATTCTGGTTTTCCTATCCGTCTGTTGACTATATTGTGAACGTCGACCGACCATTTGAAAAAATCTCCCGTTTCTGGGACGGGATTCTCTACCAGAACCTGTTCAAAGTGTTCGCGACATGAAAGACATGGAATTATGTACATGTATCCCTCTACAAATTCTGAAAGCGCTTTGTAGTCCTGGCACCCTATACAGGCTATATGAAGCGTCATCCAAAAAGGAGGACCCCACTTGGCCGGAGGAATCTTCATGTCTGATTATTACTGAGAATTTTTTGAGACGACGAACACTCCAATTCCGTTCCAAAATTCACGCTGAGCAATCGGCATGGGTGTATGCTGTCCATCGTAGGTGTACATAATCTCGAACTTTTCTATGATATTGGCGCCCACCGCCTCGAGTCCTTCAAACGTGCCCTTTCGCACCTGGGGGGCGTTCCAGTCATCGACTATGATGATCGCCTGGTCAGAGAGTGCTGGCCAGATATGTGTGATGCCCTTATATTGATGAATCTCATCATGGTCCCCATCGTAGAGATATACGTCAATAGGATTTTTTACTTTAGAAATATCGAATGAAAATACATCCTCCTCAAAGATGGTCAAACGATCACCGAACTCAAAGCACTTGACGTTGTTATCAAATTCATCCTTGGGGCCTCCAAAAAGAGCCCAATTCTCGATGACGGTTCCATTACATTTGGGATTGCCATGCATGGAAGAACACAGAGTGGACCCCTTCCACGCTCCAACTTCGAGATACTCGGTTTGACGATCTGGAAATTCTATGGAACACAATTCATTATAAAATACACGCGTCTTGTACCCCGACATGCCCTCGAGTGCGAAAACTTCATTTGGTAGTTTGGACTTCCATGTATTCGCTGTATTGAAACACTTGATGACATGCTTGACGAGGTCAGTCATTGTTATAACATGACTTGATTCTCTTAAGCCTCCTCCTCATCGGTGTCGGGAGCCGCCGCTTTGGCGTTCAGAGCCTCCTCTATGAGGGCGGCGGACCGAGCGACCGGCACGTCCTCCTCCTCCTCGACCTCCTCCACGGGCTCTGGCACTGCCACGGGCTCTGGCACTGCCACGGGCTCTGGCACTGCCACGGGCTCTGGCACTGCCACGGGCTCGGCGCCACCCACCTTCACCCACGCCGTGGGGGAGGTCGAGAGCACTGGGCACTTCTCGGAAACGTTAGTGCTAATAAAGTGAGTTCCATCGAAGGTTAAGAAACCGTCGGACGTGAACTTCCATTCGGATGGTCTGGGCAGGGCGTACACATAGTTTCCTGCAGTGAAGACGTTGACCAGACCATCGGGTCCCTCGGTGAAGTCACTACCGCCCGTCTCGGCCAATAAGATGCGCTCACCGGAAATTTTCCAAAAAAGACTAGACACCGTGTCCTGAATACGGAAAGCCATTTAGTATTTGGAAATATTAATTTTTACTGAAAAATGACGAGACATCTGAAGCAGCCTGGAAGCCACCAACCACCGCCTTTCCTTGGTTGGACAATCCTGAAAAGAATTGCATAAACAAAAATGAAAACAAAATTATTAACGTTGCGACGCCTATGAAAGTCCATCCGAGCCACTTGGGAACGGGACCTGCACTCGCGTCAATTGGGTTGGCTGGATCATAGTACACGTCAACAGTCTTTCCCTCGGTCATACCAGGCCCCCATGTCGACGTGAATTGATAAGGAGCTGGGGATGGCGACGGTGACCCGGTCATTCCGTATAAAGCCGTTGCGGTGCATGTATTTGCAGAACAATTTACATCAGAAAGAATACCAGTAGTTTTGGTGGTGCGTTTATCTTTGGTCAGGACCGTCATCCACCCGAATATGCAAAAACATATAGCCACCACCACGGCAATAATCACACCAATTCTGGTTCTAATTTCTCCATAAGTTTTCAAACCCGACGTCAATGCATCGGCCATTCTAATTTTAGTTTAGAATTAAAATCCTCCCCGTAGTCTGAGAACAAGGTGTAAAGTAGATTCTTTTTGAACTCCATAGTCATTTAAAGTCCTATCATCCTCTAACTGCTTTCCGGCGAAAATAAGGCGCTGCTGGTCCGGAGGGATGCCTTCCTTCTGTTCAATTTTCTGTTTTATACTAGAGATGGTATCGGAGCTTTCAACTTCGATTGTAATAGTCTTCCCAGTTAACGTTTTAATGAAAATTTGCATTTTAGTTTATAATTGATTAACACTTTTAATTGCGACGCGCGAGTGAGTACGAACCACTTGGCTGACGCACGAGCTTGTGGGTCCGGCGCGCCTCATAGTTTGCAATCTCCTTGAGCATTTTCTTGACGCGGGCAGTGTTGCGCCGCAAGACGGCGGCGTTGTAATTCTGGAGGGTTGCCACAGTGCGCATCCCCCGGTTGCGGAGGCGCATGAGGGACGCCGAGGTCTTTGGAGATGTCTGGTTCCCAGACGACGGGCTAGTACGCTTCTTGTAATGACGCACGGCCCGACCTGCATTGGAGCGCATCCACGTGCTGAAGTTCAGACCTGAGACGGATCGGCGGCGGGGTGACATGTTTCTATTTAGCAACAGATTTCTTGGCCGCTCTGGCATTTCGGGCTGCTAGATTCTTAGCTTTGATGTACTTGGAGAGTTCAATCAAGTTTGTTGGGTTCAGACCCTTGCCAACCGTGCCCTTCTTATAAAACTCGGCACGTGCCTTGGCCGTCTTGAGAGCGTTCACATTGCGCTTGGCGTTGGTCAGGGTGTACGTCTTTTTGGCCGGCTCGAAGAATGGAGCAAGCTTATTGGCGTTAGACTTTTTGACCGGACTCGGCTTCTTGATTGCGTTTGCATTGGTACTAGGGCTCTTGTAGGCCGCGACATAATTGCGGATCATCTTGCGATTTTCGGGCTGCATAGACTTCCAATATTTTTCAAAATTTGATTTAACCTGTATTGCTCGTTTTGTGGACGTATTCACGGGTGACTCCTTCTTGATGGGGAATTTAACTTTTAATTTTCTTACAAAATTATCGTAATTTTCATTTTTGAATTTATAACCAGCTCTTTCCAGGTTGGTCACCTGTTGAAGGCCATTCGTTTTGTTCTTGGCTCCGGCCACTATGGAATTGAAAGTGGCCTGGTTGATGTAAACGGGGGCCTTGTGCTCCGTCCGGGCCCATTTGCGCTTGAAGGCTGCGCGTCGAGCCGGTTTGAGATAGTTGTACATCTTGCTATTCAGTCTTTTACCAAGATTAGGGTCTGTGAAGTTGAGGCCGTAACCCTGTGGCGTCTCGGTCTTGTATTTCATGAGGCACGATACTCCAATATCCTTCGTGAATTCCTTACGAGCAAATATGGCGAAGGCGTACTGGTGTACGTTAATCTGTCCACCCTTGAAAAATGGATAGGCCTGTGCAATTTCCTCATTGGCCACTTTCTTGAAATCCAATGGCTTCCACCAGTCGCATTTGAAAACCTTGCGCTGATTTGAATCGTAAATATAACCCTTGCCATTGCACTTGAACCCGGCCACGGCGTGCCATCTGTGCGTCTCATAGAGATCCGCATACGTGTTTGCTATGACGAGCGACGCGCACATGAGCTCGTACTTGGGATCGTCCTCCAACAGTGGTGTAGGAATTCTGTCCATGTAAGTTTTAGGGTAAACCCTGTTATGCATCACCACCACGAACTGGGGTTTGCGACCCGCGTGAAACTTGGGTGTTTCGGACGCATATTTGAAATAGTAGTCCCCCTTGAAACCTACGTGATCCAGAATTTTTCCAATTTCCACCTGTGGATAAGCACCCTTTCCACCCTGGTTTTTGGCGACTGTCCCGCTGAGATTCATATTGCCTAGGATCGACGCCGACTTTCCAGCCTTGAGTGAAGCTTCGCGAGGACCGCTCATAAAGCACAGGTACTGGTCGATGAATTTCCAGAAATAAATCTCCTTCGTCTTGGCGAGATCCTTCATAGGGCACGGGGCGTTGAATTCGTCGTCAAAATAGGCCTTCTCGGCCGGTTTGAGTTTCTTGTGAAAATTCTTCAGCCTGTTATACAGGATCTTCTGACCATCCTCGGACAGAATAAATCCGTTAAGAATCGAGTAAAACCAGCATGTACCACGCGTCTGGATGGCTCCTAATTGGCCGCATCCGTTATTACTCATGGTCCTACTACATATGGCGAAAAAAACACGTCCTGGGAGGGCCAGGGTTCCCGACCTGCACAGTCATATCACCCAAAAACAAACCATGGATCTGAACAAGCTCCGCCCCACCTACAGCCAGTGGCGCGCACCCCTCGGCCCTGCCGCCGAGGGTCGCAAGGCGCCGGTTCCGGTACCAGTCGCGAAAAAGCTCCAGGAACCCCCCAAAGGCAAGGGCAACGAGCTCTGGCAAAAGTTTTACAACGACGCGGTGGCACGGGGTCACCCTATGCCCGAGAAACTGGCCGACACGCTCCTGCGGTCCCGGGAACACGCACTAGAGCTGGAGGCCAAGCGCCACACCTCCAAGGAATACGTAGGGGTGCCCAGAATGCAGGAGACTGTGGGGGTCAACAAGGGTACAGCGAAGAAGGCGGGTAAGCCGGTGCTGCACGACGCGCTCCGCTGCAAGGCGCTGACACTCGAGGGACGGCGGTGTGGGTTCAAGTCCACCTGCGGGGAGTTTTGCAAGAAGCACAGCGTCGCAGAAAAAATGTGAGCCCAGTGTAATATGGAA